AGCAAAACAATAGCTATCATCAGGCTGATTGTCATAGGTATACACTTGGTTGCCATCACTACTTCCGCAATCAGGACAAGGGATTTTATGGCTCAGTTGTCCCCTTTCTCTCTGTTCTAAGTTATCCATATTATTAATAACTCCTAATAATAATAAATATAAATAAGAAAATTTATTTTATACTATTTTAACACTTCTGTCAAGTCTACATTCTCGGACTCTACTTCTTCCCAGTAGAATTGGTTAAGGTGGTTGTCTTGCTCGTATACTGGTACTGATAGTTCGTCTAACTCGTCTTGTAATTCCATTATTTATCTCCCCATTGTTGTGCCATAGCTTCGGCTATACCTTGGTAAGTAGTGCTTCTTATTTTCCATCTATCTGGGCTTGGTGGTAAGTAGTGAAGGCGTTGTCTATCTTTTATGGGTAGCTTCATCATCTCATCATGTACGTTATCTGTATCGCATAGCGGCTCTAAATTATGCAGAAACAAGCCCGTTTTCTTTTGCTCCATATGTCCGAACTGAAAAGGCTGCACATAACAGGGCTTTGGCATATTAGCCATGCGTGGTAATACTCCTACTGGGTTTTCAAAGCATACTTTTGGTGCAACCTCTTTGCACCTCTGCCACAACTTCTCAGTCCATTGTACCGAGTCTAGCCTTTCCTGATACTTTGGCTGTCCTTTGCCGTACCATGCATTACCACTAACAGCCAATGCTGTGCAAGGTGGATGGGCTATTATTAAATCCCACCCATAACCAGGTGTGAGCAGGTCGAACACATCTCCCTTATAGTGTTTTCCAAAACTTTCAGTTGGTAGCAGGTCGCAACTAGTCGCGTCATGTCCAAGCCTGGTAAATGCGTCACGCACAGCTCCTGAATACTCGCAAGCTATTAATACTTTCATTATCTCCCCTTGTTAATACTAAATTTTTGTGGTCTGTTTTCAGCGTACCATATCTCGTCAAACAGTTCACCCTTGATAGTTTGTAGTTGCATGACAGACATTGTATCGACTATGTAATCATAGCCTGACGCTTCACGGTCTAACACGTATAACGCTTGGTCTATCTGTTCAATGATACGTAGCTTCTTAGCTGTTACTTTACTTGTCATTTTATTTGCCCTCTTCATAGTTTCTGATTTGTCTAGCTAATTTCAATATAGCTTGGTTCATATTATAACAGGCTATATCGTCATCGTGTGTGTGCCTGTCTTTGTGCTGTAAGAATAACAAACGTCGCTCTATTTCTTTCTTTTCTTTTCTAATCTGTTCTAATGTTTTCATTGTATACTCTCTCTTGTAATAATCATTGTGTTTTATTCTCAATCCATTCATCAATAAAAATCTTTCTATCAGTTGTTACATCATAGACTGTAACGCTAACCGCTCCATTATCTTTAATAGAGCTGATAGTATGCCCCGTTAGCGTATGCCTTGCCCAGTCCCTAGCAAAAAGCTGCGCCAATTGGTTATTTTTAAATGTCAGTGTTGCTTTCATTTTACGTTCTCCATTATGTATTTGTTAGGTATCATATCACAAGTATAATCTCTTACGCCATAGGTTTCGATATAAGCGCATTTACCCTCTTGATTTATACCTACTATAGGCAATTCAATATAACCCACTAGGCTTGAATATAGAGCGTATAACACCACGCCCGTGATTGTAACTAAATATAAATATCTCATTTTTAGTCTCCATATTAACGTCGAAAATATTCTTCACAAAGTTCGGCTGTTTCTTCTTCATTCAGAAACACCTCGAATATCTCAGCGTGTTCGCATCTTGCTTCATGTCTTGGAATCTCAACAAAGCATATTTCAAAGTTCTCATCAACATACTCCGCCTCACCTAAAAACCACTGTAAAAAAGTGTTTTCATCAGTGATCTTGTATTCTTCTTTAACATAAAGGTCATTATAACGCGCCATGATCTCTGTAAGTTGATCTTCTACTGTATTTATCATTTTAATTTTTCCCTTTTGGTTGGTTGTTTTACTATTTGATCAACTCTCTGATATTAGAAATGTCGTTATCACTATAACACAACATACAGTCTTGACATTTTGAGTGACAGTTGATAGTTGCATCTGTAGGGTTTTTCTTACTATACACGCTAAAAACTTTTATGAAATGTTTTGGCGGCTTGATATCTTTACTATCTATCTTGGCATTAGAAAAAATTAGCTTAAAATTGTCAGGCAAGCTACGTTTTGCTAATGTCTTTTGCACTATATCGTTGCGCTTTGTCCATAATACAAAACGTGTACGTGGATTATCAAGGGCTATGTTGATAAAGTTTATCAAATGGGTTTCATTAATTAATTCACCCGTACTATGGAATCTAAAAGCTAACTCGTTAATCCTAGGCAACTCATAAGTCTCTAATATACGGCTTGAAAGCATATCACTGTTCGATTGGATGTTAGTTCTTAAACCTTTGTATGCCTTTTCCATGTTGGCAGCATAACAGCTTTGACATATGGAATCTTTTGCCCTCATCTTAGAGCAATAGGCGTTTTTCTCAACGCTTGTATTGAGGGACTTGAAACCCGCAAGTTTACCCGTTGCTGTATGGTTTGTTAGTTTTAGTTCATTAATCATTGTAGTTTATCCTTTTGTTGATTATGTTTAGTAGCCTAGCCATTCTAAGACTGTTTGAGCTTGGTATGTAGCCATGTTTCCTAGATCGTCAAAAAACTCGGTAGTATCATCAATGCCATGTTTCGCTAATTCTTCAATTGCACGTTTCTTGGTTATGATGTGGTTTTCAGCAGATTCATAATACATTTTATTTCTCCGGTTAGTTGGTGGGCTTCCTTGCCCGTTTGTTGTGGCTACTGGTTTTGGTATAAGTTTTCTAATGATACCAAGACACGTTTGACAAACTTATGCTCTTTTTCACCCCACCAATTTTTTGCTTCTATAGACACAAAAGAAACATAATCTAAAACTTCGCTGGGTTCCCAGTCGTCGGTGGTGTGTTTGACTAGCTTTGCTGTATTAGATGCTGAAACGCCCGCAGCATAGCTTGTCTTAATAAGATTATATACTGTATTGATTTTATTAATTTTCATTTTATTTTATCCTATATAAGTTAATTTAATCCGCCAATCTCGTTGGCTTGGAAAACACTATCCCATAGCCAAAAACAGAATACAACAACTATTTTCAATTAATTTTAGATTGTTAGTGTTTTCAATAACTTACAGAGCAAAATAATTGTTGACAGACCATAAGATACCTAAATCAGCGACGGATTTTACCTAATAATATAAGGTCGAAATAACCCTAATAAATATACCCAATGATGGACCACTCTCAACTCTCACTGTCAAACTTTCTCAATGACATTACACCAATAAATAGCTTATGTAAAAACCTGGTTTTCCTGTGGATAACTCTGTGGATAACTTGTGGATAACTTATGTATAACCCTGTGGATAAATAAAGGGCGGGGGGGAGCCTGGGCGTAGCGCCACTATATAGTACCACCCCAGATACAAAAAAGGGTGAAATTGAAAAGGGGATTTTTGCATATCTATCTATAAAAAACTAGACGAGTGGAATTATATCGTAACGTATTGAAATATAAACCTAAAGTTATCTAATTAAATATTATAAGAAAAGGAAGAAAGATAACACCTTGCGCAGATTCTAGGAAATTTACTAGTACTGTAAACTAAATGTATAATAATTACAGTAGCTTATAAATTAATGCTTGACAAACTAAATGATTTATGATATAATACCACCTTTCTAAGGTATATTACCCAGTTAGGTTTAATTATTAGTAATTATTATATCTACTGGGGAAATTTACTAAGCACAATATCCTTAAGGGGGTAGTATTGTCTGATTACTCGGAACAAAGAAAGAAAGAAGTTAAAGTCCCTAAGAAGAGGGGTAGACCACCTAAAGCATTAGTACAGTCCAAGAAGAAAGGAGCTAGACCTCCCGGTAGACCTCCGGGTGATAAAGCTATAATGGATGAGTACAAGGCTAGGCTTCTAGCGTCTCCCAAGTCTCGTAAGGTTTTAGATACTATACTAGATGCTGCTCTAGATGATGAGCATAAACATCAAGCTGCTGCTTGGAAACTTCTAGTAGATAGACTTATGCCACTATCTTCGTTTGATGCTAGTACGGGTGGTGGGGACAAACCTAGCATTAACATAACTATTTCGGGTGTTACTGAGGTAGAGAATATAATAGACGGAGAGGTTATAGATAACGATAATGGCTGATTACTATACTTTATTAGCTAAAGAAGCAGGGAAAAGAAATTGGAATCCTGATCAAATTAGTGTCTTTGAAAACTGGCGTAACTCTGTTGGGCAAATAGAATCTAATAACATTCCTACTAGAACCCAAGGAGATTCTCCAAAAGGAATTGGTAGGGGTAAGTATCAATACGAAACGTCTAAAGGCTCTGCAACAAATAAAACAGCAACAAATAGACTTAAATCGTTTTTAAAGAAAAATAACTTTTCAATAAAAGACCTACCAGAATCAGACAGAAAAGTATTATCTCAACAAGATCCTGACTTCTCTTTGTTGTCAGAAGATACTCAAGACATTATTTTCTTGGCTGATAAAAGTGAAGCACCAGAAACAAAGTTAAATGATTTAGTTAGTGGTGCTATTAGTCCTGATGAGGCATGGATTAAATGGCACTGGAAAGGCTCTCCAAAGGAAGCTGAAAAGAAAAGGGAACAGTGGTTTCGTAATCTAATTGTTCCAGAACAAGTAGTAAATTTAAACATCACAGGGTTTGAGTCTACAGTTACATGAGTAACGACCTCAGTATTAAACTACTCCCTTGGCAACAAGATGTTTGGAATAGTGAAACTAGATTTAAGATAGTAGCTGCTGGTAGACGTACTGGTAAATCCAGACTAGCTGCTTGGCTACTTATCGTAAATGCTCTACAGCTAGAGAAGGGTCATGTTTTCTACGTAGCCCCCACACAAGGGCAAGCAAGAGATATTATGTGGACTACTCTATTAGAGTTAGGACATCCAGTAATCAAGTCTAGTCATATTAACAACCTACAGATTACATTGGTTAATGGGGCTACCATTAGCTTGAAAGGTGCAGATAGACCAGAGACTATGCGTGGTGTGTCTCTTAAGTTCTTAGTACTGGATGAATACGCTGATATGAAACCAGCGGTGTTTGACCAAATCCTTCGTCCTGCCCTAGCTGACCAACGTGGTAGTGCTTTGTTTATCGGTACTCCTATGGGTCGTAACCACTTCTATGAGTTGTTTAAACAAGCTGAGTTAGGGGATGACCCTACACTAGAGTCTTGGCACTTTACTTCGTATGACAATCCCCTACTAGCAGAAGAAGAGATAGAAGCTGCTAAAAAGACTATGAGTTCCTTTGCGTTTAGGCAGGAGTTCATGGCATCGTTTGAGGCACAAGGTAGTGAACTATTCAAAGAAGAATGGATTAAGTTTAGTGAAGAAGCTCCAGAAATTGGGGACTATTACATTTCTATTGACTTGGCTGGTTTTGCAGACGTATCTAAAGCTAATACATCAAAAGCTAAGAAACTTGACCAAACGGCTATTAGCGTTGTTAAAGTAAATGAAGAAGGGTGGTACGTAGAGGAGTTAGTCTACGGCAGGTGGGATGTTAAAAAGACAGCAGAGAAGATATTCAAAACTGTACTAAAGTATGAACCTATCTCTGTTGGTATTGAGAAGGGGGCGTTAAA